AATTTGTCTTATTGATTGCCGGGGCTTGATCGTTAAGCCATCCAATCGGTGTATATGCCATCTTATTCTTCCTCCTTTTTCATGTCCTGAATTTCCATCGTGATCCTCGCATCTGCCTGTTTGGTAACCATGTTCAAAAGGTTCTGAACAATCAATCTCTTAACCTCAATGGCAACATCACTCGAATTCAATGTATCAATCATCTTATCTTCCAAATCTCTTATCTTATAATTTTCCATTATGACCACCCCACATAATTTACCGGGCCTACATCCGGAAAGTTAATCGTATTCATAAAGAGTCCGTGATAACTTCCTCCACCATCTCTCATTAGTATGGTATTGACTGCCTGGACGGTACCGGCAGTCAATGTATCACATCCGATTTGCTTTCCGGCAAAACTCAATAACAATGAATTGATATTCAAACGGTCAACACTTAATGTTCCGGCTGTAATATTATCAGCATTTAGGTTTTGGAATTTTGCATCTACTGCATTCAATTGCTGAACCGTTGCCTTTGTAGCATATAGATCTTGGATCTGTGCTCTGTCCGCTTCAATTTCATCTGCTACCAGCTTTTTGGTTTCGATCAGATCGGCTTCCACTTTTCTCACATTTCCTTTTACCTGGACAATCTGTTCTGATGTCGTATTTCCATCATTCGGCCTATTCTCCAAGCCATCGGCAATGATGGAATCTTTTAAGGCCTGGATGCCTGTTATCTTTCTTTTTAGAATGATTGTATCGACATCCACACCTTCAACTGTATGAATGCGAATTCCGTCTCCGGTTTCAAGCCAAGGTTCTGCTACACAGGAAAGCTCACAAGGTCTGTACCAAATGCCTCCAATTTTTGCAAGGATATTTGCTGCAATTGTATTCAATTCGGCTGTTTCCTTGTCAAATAAGAGGAAATTGTCTGAAATAATGAATACATTTGAACCACTTCCTGCTGTTCCTGCCTCGTAATTTTCCGAATTTAGGATCTGCACCTTGTCAATGACATTGGTCAAATATTCCTCGTATTTGCAGTCCAAATAGGTTCCGTTTTGTGCTGCCGGATTATCTTCAAATCCATAAGCTCTCGGATATAATGTGTCCGAAGGATAAAGAGTCTCTGAAGGGAATAATCCTTCTTCGGGAATCGCAACGGAAACATGCTGAAACTTCCCATCTCTTCCGATACGGCCAAAAACACCATTGACCTGGCAAATGGCATTCAGAACTGTTTTTCCTGTCAGATTTGCCGAATCTATGGTTCTTGTCACAGTCATACTGTCGTTAATCAAAGTGACACTTTCCTGTGTAATTCCAATGTATGAAAAGAATGAATCTCTGAACTGCTTTAATGTTTTTGAGCTCGTTGCATTTGGAAGCAGTGTGTTATACCAGGATGTGACATCCTTTTTTAAAATTTCATACAACGCATCGTATGCTTCGACTTTTCTCCATCGTCTATCCGCTGTCGGAAGATCGGAAAGAACTTTATAAGTGCCGAAAACAAAATCCGCTCCTCCTTCCGGAGTCGTTTTCACCGTAATCTGCTGTCCGGCTATTGATTTCTCATAATAACCAACTGTGAATGTCACTTTGGATGAATTGCATTCTCCGAAATTCAATGTGTCTCCGGAATTCAATGTTTCCTCCAATGTGAATTCCTCTTTGTTTATGTTTCCGTTCTGAATGTTGATTCCAGTTCCTGTAACAGTCAAATTTTTATCATGACTTTCTGTGAGAAACATTTCTTTGTTTGCATAAGGAACCATATTATTCCTCCTTAATACTGATGCAGCTGAATTTTCGTTGCATTATAATTGATTCCGCCTATTGTATTTCTATGCGAAATCTGTGGTGCATCCATATAAAACATACCAGTTTTATACTCACAAGATTCATCATCCCAGTATGTCACCGGAATATTCTCCTTGAGAGCAAATATCCCTTTGATGGATATTTGCTCAGCCAGGCTTCTTTCTCGAATATTGAATGAAATATTCATTTTAGGATTACTTAATACTTCCTGATGCTCTACCAAGTTCGCATCGGTCCATGTCGCAACTATTCTCTTTCCCGGTGTGATTTGAAAAGAACCTTTGCTAATCATGGAATTATATATAGTGGTTTCATTTATAATAATTCGGTAACCGTTGTAGCTCATACTTCAAGCAGCCCCCTTCCATACATTCTTTGGGCAGATCTGTTTTCCTGTACCATAAAACGAACAAGTCCATCTTTGTCCACATCTGCTGATACATTCGTTCTTAGTTCCGGTGCCATTACACGAAGAGCTTCAATAAATGCTTCCGTCAGCATTTCATAGTTAATAACACCTGCGTCTCCTCCACTTAACGGTGTAACCCTTGCTCCTCTTGGTAAACTTAACAACTCCGGACCTGCCTCACCGACAATGGCCTGACCTGCTGCCTGGATGTCTCCACCTTCAGCAAGTAATGGAATTGTGTTCAGGTTTACCCCTTGAACACCTGTCAGATCTGACAGCCATTTCGGAGGCTTAATCTTATTCAGTCCTTCAATAAGAGTATTGATACCCTTGATAATGAAGTTAATGGCTGTTTTGAATACATTTGTGATTCCTTCCCAAACCTTTTTGAAGAAATCTCCAAACTTTTTGAATACTCCTGCCAGTCCACCTTCGCTGAACCAATCTATCATGTCCTCAACGGCCTGACCTAAAAACTCGAAGAAAACTTCAAGGTAAGGGCTTGCCCAACTAAAGAATTTTTCTACAAGTCCGAAAATCGGTGGAAGTATGAAATCAAGCAATTTGACCAATGGAGTCAAAAGGATTTCTAAAACTTGGCAAAGTGGCTCTAAAATCAAACTCAGTAAAGATGTCAGCGGGCCTAATAATTGACCGATTATTCCAAAAATTGGGCTCAAAACATCGCTAAGTAGGCCTAAAAGCGGACCTAACAAAGAACTTATCAAATTGAGGATGGGTGTCAAAATCTGCATTACAAGCTGCAATAATGGGCTGATTAGCTGCAAAACCATGCTCAAAATAGGGCTCAAAAATTCCATCAGCTGACGAATTATCGGTGTCAGCATCTGAATTACCTCGACCGCCACCGGTAAAACCTCGCTGATTATGCTGATTGCAACAGGTAAAAGCTCTTTCAGCAAATCGACCGCAACAGGTATAATCTCATTCGCTATATCCGATAATGCTGGCAATAATTCTTCTACCGCACTGAAAATTTCAGGTAATAACTGTTCTGCCAAATCAAATAAAGGCGGCAAAAATTTGTCTATAAAATTTGCTGCCAGCGGACCTAGCCTGTCCATCAATTTTTGAATGGTCGGCATGAACTCAACGAGCTTTTCTGTCAGCTTTGTCAATACCGGCATTACCGCTGAACCTATTGTAGTTTTAAGCGAATTGAATGACTTTTCCAGGTCTGCCTGCATATCTCCATAAGCTACACCTGACTTCACTGCTTCATCGGACATTACAATTCCAAGATCATGCGCTCTTTGCTTTAAGCCTTCAAAATCGTCTCCCGATTGTTCAATCAACGGTGACAACTGATATGCAATCTTTTCTCCGAACAGATCAGCGGCTGCTGCCGATCTTTCCTCTGCCGTAGATAATTCCATAATGGAAGCAATGGCATCATCAAAGTTCATGCCGGTGCCTTCGAGCTTCTTGGCTGCACCTTCCATTGTGGACATTTCTACTCCACATTGACTTGCAGCATAAGCCAACTCCTGATACTGTTCTGCACCGATTCCCATACGGATTGATGCTTTGTCAATGGTATCTGCCATTTCTGCCGTATCATTTGCCATTCCAACAATAGCGGTTCCGGCACCAACAACGGCTGTTCCGATTGCTACTCCAACTCCGGCAATGGTCTTTCCGGCTTTGCCGAATCCTTCAGCCACTTTGCTTGCACTTTTATCTACTTTTTGTAATGAATCGTTTGCTTTGTCTGTATCTACAAATACCGAACCAACAAGTTTGAATATCTCAAGTGCCATTTTTCTTTTCCTTTACTTTTTCATGCGCTTCGTCAATTTCTGCCATAATGACTTCTGTCGGTCTCATATCCACATTCTTCAATGTGACGGTGTCATAATATTCTTCAAACTTCATGTAATGGCCTGTAATAACCATTGTCGGAATGAGTGCCAGCCACTCTTCCCGGAAGTTTTGTTTTCGTTCTTCTTCCAGTGCCAAAAGCAACAGTTTCATGAACTGTTCGAAGCTCAGCACCTTCATGCAGTCAAGTGAGTGGTACCTGCGTAAAACCAAGTCGATTAGTTTGACTTCATCTGCTTGGCAACATAGGTAAAAAAATTCTTCCACTTCTCCACATCTGCGATCTTGATAACAGATTCAATGAACTGAGTCGGCTCCATGTGCCGGATCTCTTCTTTGTCGATCTCCATGATTCCTGCAAAGAACTCATACAGAGCTTCTTCTGCATTCTTCTTGGAAGCACCGGAAATCAGTGTCAAAATTAAGTCATATCCAAAGGATTCCTGGGTAATGTCCTCAATCTTGTCTTTTGACATCACCAATTCCTTCATTTCGTCTTTGATTCCCACTTCGTCAATTAAACGCACCAGTGCGAATACATCTCTTGTTTCCAAACCTCTCATACCTTTTTCCTCCGTAAAATAAAAATGAGCGCAGAGGAAATCCCCTGCGCTCCTTCGTTAATTTGTGTTTCGTTCTTATGCTGATACTTCAATACAAGAATACAGATTCTGTACATTGCCAAGCATTGTGAGAACATTCATGGATAATTTTGCTGTAGCTCCTTCGCATACAACTCTTCCCTTCACCGGGCCTCTGTCTCCATCTGCATTGATGTTTCTGAATTCTCTCTCTACGGTAAACTGTCCACCGCCTCTTGAGAGTGCAATCAAGTTATTATCCACATAAAGCCTTCCGGCTCCAAGAAGAATCTGAGCAGCTCCTGTCAAGGTTCCGTCAACTTCAACTTCCCATGTCTCTTCTGTACTGGTGGATGCTTCGTCCGTGTTGTCATAGCAGGAAGTAAACTCAATGGTCGGAACCACATCATTCTTCTCGGCATACTGCCATTCAATATTACCCATATTCATGGCATCCGTGATTTTGATTGTGCATGCGCTTCCGCCCTTGGTAGTTCCTACCCACTTCACTTCTTTGAAATCAGCACTTGTGACTGCGCCTGTTCCTTTGATTTTCATGGCTTATCCTACCTTTCATAATTTTGGATTTGAAACTGTATCTGTCTGTGTTTGATGTGCTTGTTTTCATCTAAGATGTTTCGTCTGTCTATCAAGTAGAATGTCGGCAAAACATTTTTCTGCGGAAGGTTTTCCCCTTGGAGCAGATTTTCTACGGAATCCGTAAGATCATCAACCACTTCCGTCTTGTCATTTTCGTTGAAATCCCAAACATCCACTTCCAGTATGTAATCCTGTCTTGAAAGATCCTGAAGGTCTATTCTCCGGAATGTAAATACAATATGCGGATATAGCTTCTTCTCGTTGGCTATTTCATGATAAACATTCGGTGTCAATGTCTTTAATTTGGTCTGAACCAATTCCTTAAGGTCATTCGTCCTCATACTCTTCCTCACTTATCATGGAAAGTGCTTGTGCTTCGCTTTCCAATCCACTCAGATATTTCGATTCGATCTCGATGATTGTCGGAATGTTATCTTCCACCGCATTGGAAAGTAATCCCAATTTTGGTGTCTGACTGCTGCCAAATTCCTGAAAATAGGAGTAAAAGCCTTTGACCGTTTTGTTTTTCAAACCGATCTCGACTCTTGGGTATTTTGTGTTTTTTCCTGACACAACGGAGTAAGTTGTCGCTTTTCCGGCATTGCCGGTTTTGCGGTCGAAATGCTCATACAGAGCTTCTTTCCACTTTGCTTTGACGAACTTGCCAACATCTCTCAATGCTGCCCTGCTCAACTCAAAGATGTAATACTGCGCTGCATCTACATTGGATGTGTATTCCACATTACCGTTTTTTACTTTGACAACAGATTTCGGAGCACTCATTCAATACCTCTTCTGCATACAATTTCAAGGTTTGTCTTGGTTCTGTATGTCCTAATGACTTCATATATCTGCGGAGTTCCTCCAAATGGAGTGTACTTTAATGTCTGCTCTCCCTGGTAATCATAGAAGTCAGCAATCACAAACTTGATCTCCGGCCTCAAGCCAATAGCCTGTGCCTGATAGAATTCCGTCTGTGACATGCTCTT